AATATTAGCAGAGAAAGTATTTGAACCTCTTAGGGCTTGGGTAGGTGGTGCTATTAAAATTACATCAATGTATCGCAGTCCAGATTTATGTCTTGCATTAAATTCAAAAGTTTCCAGTCAGCATTGTAAAGGACAAGCTGTTGACATAGACGATGTTTATGGACATAAAACAAATGCAGAAATGTTCAAATTTATAAAAGATGAACTTAATTTTGATCAAATGATATGGGAATTTGGAAACGAAGAAAATCCTGACTGGGTTCACGTATCTTATGTAAGTGAAGAAAAAAACAGAAACAGAATACTAAAAGCTGTCAGAGATGATGGTAAAACAAAATATATAGATATAACAAATAGCTAATGAGTATAGAAGATAAAAAAGTAGGAATTGATATAGATTCAGATGGAAAACCAGATTTAAATTTAGATTTGAAAACATTGATATTATTAATAGGTGGGATTTCATCTTTAATATTTACATATACAACTCTGCAAACTGAAATAGAATCTGCAAAACTTCTACCTCCTGCTCAAGATATATCTAAAGTTGAGCAAAAAATAGAATTTTTAGAAAACAAAATAGAAAATATAGAAAAACAGCAAAGCAGAAGATTAGATAACATAGAAAAAAAAGTATTTAAGTGAAAGATTTATTAGACATATTACTTTGTTTTTTAATTGTAATGGTTGCTCTTTCTGTTACTGTAATACCTTTAATTTTTAACTACTAAATATGAACTTAATAGAACATTTACTCGGTTTTTGTGGAGAAAGTCATTTAAACTTTATCTCATTTACTTTATTTACAATAATTATAAAATTAATATATGAAAAATATACTGGCAAAAATATTTGGAGGAGCAGGTGGTGGAATAGCTAAATCAATAAGTGGAATAATAGATAAACACACCTTTAGTAAAGAAGAAAAAGCAAGGTTTGAAAAGGAAATGACAGAAGTGTTTATTAATGCGGAAGCAGATATGCAAAAAAATGTTACTGAAAGATGGAAAGCTGATTTAGAACATGGTAACACTTTGACAAGATCAGTTAGACCACTTGTTCTTATTTTTTTAATAGTATCTACTGTGCTTTTGGTATTTATTGATTCAGGTAGTATAAGTTTTCAAGTAGAGGAAAAATGGACTGACTTACTACAGTTGGTATTAATAACAGTTATTGGAGCTTATTTTGGTGGTCGAAGTGTTGAAAAAATAAAAAAGCTTTAATGGCTAAAAGTAATATATCTAAGTATCACTATAAACCAAAAAAGAAAAGACCAGGAGTGCACTCTAAGAATGCATCTCGCACACAAAATAAATATAAAAAGAAATATAAAGGACAAGGAAAGTAATTTTTTATATATTTGTTAAAAAAAACTTGCAAAACCTAAAAAAGTTGGACATTGCTTGGATCAGGTAATTAATTTATTTTCTTTTTGCTGGCTTTTTCTTTTCTTTTTTCTTTTTACTCTTTTTCTTTTTTCTTTTCTTTTATTTATATTAAATTAATATATTAGTATATAATGAGAAAAATTTCTAGAAAAGGTATTATAAAAAAATTAGATAGTATATTTTCATTATATATTAGATTAAGAAAAGCAAATAAACTTGGTTTTGTAGAATGTTATACTTGTGGCAAAAAAGATCATTTTAAAAAAATGCAATGTGGTCATTTTCAATCTAGAAAACATTACTCAACGAGATGGGAAGAATTAAATTCACAAGTACAGTGTTATTCTTGCAATGTTATGAGATATGGAGAACAGTATAAATACGGTTTGAAATTACAAGAGGAATATGGTAAAGAATTACCTGAAAAATTATTAATACAATCTAAAAAAATTGTAAAATTTAGTAATGATGATTTGTTAATAATGATAGATAGATATAAACAGTTGGTAGAAAATATAAAAAAAGAATTATATTTGTAGAAGATTGCCACTTGGCAATTTGTTTTCCTAGTTTTTTCTTGTTTGAAAAGGGGTAAATTAATTTTTATCCCTTTTTTTTGTTTAATTTTTTTTTATATATTTGTATTAAACAATTAAAAACTTTAAATATGGAATATCATTTAGCTTCAATCATAGCACTACGTAAAAGAGTAGAACAATTAGAGAATCAAGTTGAAGAATTAACAATAAAACTTGAAAAAGAAAAACAAGATAATTTAATAAACAATTAAAACATGGAAACAAACATATACAATAAGCTTTATATGCTACAATCAGAAATAGGAACAATAAGTAAAGATGTCAAAAATCCATTTTATAAAAGCAAATATTTTGATATAAACTCCCTTATTGGTCAGTTACATCCTTTGTTAAAAAAACATAAATTAGTATTAATACAACCAATAACTGATAATCAAGTAAGAAGTGTTATAGTTGATTTAAATGGCGGAAGTGTAGAATCGAGTATGAAATTACCAGATATACAAGATCCGCAAAAAATAGGTTCGGCAATCACTTATTATAGAAGATATACATTGGTTTCATTACTTGGTTTACAAGCTGAAGATGATGACGCTAACTCTACCGTTGGTTATAAATATCAACCAAAAAAACAAAGTTTTAACTCAAACCCATTAAATCAAATTTTAAAATAATAATTATGGCATCAATAAATACAATAAGCATAGATTTAACTAAAATAGATAAATCAAAAATTGAAAAAGAAAAATATTTAAATATAGTAGTAACTTTAAATGATGAAACCAATAAATACGGACAAAACGTTAATGTTACACATAGTCAAACAAAAGAAGAAAGAGATCTTAAGACCCCTAAAATTTATATTGGTAATGGCAGAACAGTGTGGAATGATGGAAATATTGTTAATGCAGAAAAAATTGACAATGTTAATAATGCAGAACAAAACGAGGATAGAGAAGACAATGATTTAATATTCTAATGTTAAGTAATTTAAATAATTTAGAAAAACAAATATTAGATGTTAAGTATGGTAGGGTAAAACAAGGATTAAAAATAGGAATTCCTGAAATAGATGAACATATACGTTTTAAACAAAACAATTTTAATTTAATTCTTGGACACGCGAATGTAGGTAAAACTACAGTTATATTATATTTAATGCTATTATATACAGTTAAACATAATATAAAATGGCTTGTATTTTCTGCCGAAAACACATCACAATCTATAGCTAGAAAAATATTAGAATTTAAAATTGGAAAACCTGTAAATAATATTACTGATAAAAATATTCAAAAAACATTAGACTGGTTTAATTCTTTTTTTCAAATAATAGAAATTGATGAGTTATATAATTACAACGAATTATTAATAGAGGCCAAATTAATAAAAGAAAGTTTTGATTACCACGGTTTTCTTATAGATCCATATAATAGTTTAATAAAAGATAGGAATATTTTAAGAGGTATAAATACTCATGAATATGATTATCAAGTTGCAACAGAGTTTAGATTATTTTGTAAACATCAAAATGTTTCTATTTGGTTAAATGCTCACGCAGTTACTGAAGCTTTACGTAAATTACATATAAAAGAACACCAATATAATGGTTTACCAATACCACCAAGTTTAGCTGATGTGGAAGGCGGTGGTAAATGGGGTAATAGAGCTGATGATGTTTTTACTATTCATAGATATATACAACACGCAACAGATTGGATGATTAGTGAAATACATGTTAGAAAAATAAAAGAAGTAGAAACTGGAGGAAGACCAACACCACTTGAACAACCTATAAAATTAAGAATGACTAAAAATAATATAGGTTTTGAATTTGCAGGTGTTAATATATTACACTGTAATAATACTAAAATAAATGATATATTGAAATTTTAGTTATATTTACATGTGTCACAATGGTTAGAAATTATTGCTAAAGATCATAAAGAATGGATTAATATAATAAATTCTTTTGGTGAATATGAATATGCTGAAGATATAGTACAAGAAATGTATTTAATATTACATAAATATGCTGACCCAAATAAGATTATAACTAATGGTAAAGCTAATAGAGGTTACATTTTTTTTACACTTAGAAGTACTTATTATCAATATTATAATGCTAAGCATAAAATTAAAAAAGTTAAATTAGAAAATTATAAAATAGAATATAAAAATACATTAGATGAGCAAAAAGCATATAATAAAATATGCGAATTAATTGATAACGAAATTGAAGATTGGCATTGGTATGATAAGAAACTATTTAAGTTATATAGAGATAGTGGGATGAGTATAAGAAAAATAGCTAAAGAAACACAAATAAGTTGGGTTAGTATATTTAACACTTTAAAAAACTGTAAAAGTAAAATAAAAGAAAAGTATAATAAAGATTGGATTGAATATAAAAAAATATAATAATGAAAAAACCAAAAGATAAAAGAACAAAAGAATATAAAAATTGGAAAAAAAAATTTGATTTAGAAAATCAAAATAAATCAAAAGGTGTAGGCGATACGATAGAAAAATTTACACATATGACTGGTATTAAAAAAATGGTAGAATTTATAGCTGGTGAAGATTGTGGTTGTGATGAGCGTAAAAAAAAATTAAATAAAGTTTTGCCATATCACAGAGCTAAATGTTTAAATGAAAAAGAATATAATTTTTTATCTAACTGGTTTCAAGATAGAAGATTAACAATTACACCTGAAAAACAACAGAAGTTATTAGATATATATAATAGGGTTTTTAACACCAAAAGAAAACTAACTACATGTAATTCTTGTGTAAAAGAGGTTGTTACAGATTTAGAAAAATTATTTAAAACATATTTATAATGGATTTATTAAGAAAACAAATTTATGAAGTTAATTTTAATGCAATCGGTAATTTTTTAAAAGATTCATATGAAAAAAGTAAAGGTAATAAAAGAAAAACAGTGCTAAGTTTAATTAAGAATATAAATGAAATGTATATGTATACAAATGGTGTTGATAATGAATTACTTATTTCAAATGCAAAGTTAAGTAAAATGAGATTAGATAAAAATAGAGCAGTGTTAAGAGCAAGAAAAGCAGAAGAAAAATTACAAGAATTACAAAAATAATTTTTTTGTTTATAAAATGTTTATTATATTAGCATATATAAAAACTAGAAAAACATGATTATATCTTACAACAATTTATTTTTATTTATAAAACATACTTATAATAAGAGAGTACCAGCTACTCATTTTGATCCAGAAAATCCAGCTGAAATAGAAATACATGATATTTTTTTAAACGAAGAAAGTATATATGATTTAATTGGTGAAAAACAATTAGAAGATATTTATAAACTAATATATGAAAATTATGAAAATTAAAACAAAAGATGATGTGGTTATATCAGTGATAAAAAAAATGGATGAAAGAAGTTTAATAGGCCAATGCAAATATGGATCTACAATGCAGGAAGAAATAGAAACAGAAAAAAAAGATTTAAGTGTATTTTTAGCAGAAGTACAAGAAGAATTAATGGACTCATTATTATATATTGAAGCAGCTAAAAGATGTTTGCAAAATGAAATAGAAGAATCAATGTATAAAAAATTTAATAAATGAAAGTAGGTATTACATTTAGTTGTTTTGATCTTTTTCACGCTGGTCATATAAAAATGTTAGAAGAGGCAAGGACAAAATGTGATTACTTAATTGCTGGTTTACAAATAGATCCTTCTATCGATAGAGCAGAAAAAAATAAACCAATACAAACAATAGTTGAGAGATATATTCAATTAAAAGCATGTAAATTTATAGATGAAATATTTCCGTATGTTACTGAAAAAGATTTATTAGATATATTAAAAACAAATAATATTAATATAAGAATAATAGGTGAAGAATATAAAGAGAAAAATTTTACAGGAAAAGATTTTTGCCAAAAAAATAATATAGAAATATATTACAATTGTAGAAAACATAATTATTCGACAACAAAACTTAGAAAACAAATATTGAATGAAAGGAATAACTAGGTTATTTAGTAATGTACAAGCTAATATGAATAATCATTCAGGGTTAGAGGCTACTTATTTATCTAAAAAATATAATTTATTATATATAGGTAAAAAAAATAGAAATAATAATAATGAAAAAAAATATATAGATATTAATAATGTTGATTTAAACAATTTTAATAAAATATTTTTGCAATTATCACAACCTAATTTTTTTGGTGGAGTATTAAGTGATGATACTTTCGAGAAAATTAAAAAAATATCTTTATATAAAAATAAGCTTGGAATATTATGTAATGACCCAAGGATAAAACCTATTAATGCTGCACTAGTTTTATATGAAAGATTTAATGTATTATCCAAAAAACACGTAGAAGGTTTTGAAAGTTTATTAGAAAATGCTACTTATTTATTTCCTGGTAAAGATTTAAATAAATTTTATAATGATAATAAATATGATAGTTTTGTTTATTTTGATTATTTTAAAAAAATATTTAAAAATAAAATACAACAACCTAAATATATAGAACAAGAAAAAAAATTTAATATAGTTTATTATGGCGATAAAAGAGGTAGTTATAGGGAAAATAAATTAAGAAAATACATGTTCAATAGTTTAGATAATTTACTTATTGGTTATAAAACAAACAAAATAGAATGTACTTTTATTAAAAAATTAAAACACGAGGAGTTATTGAATAAGTTAAATGAATGTAAGGTTAGTTTAATATTAGCAGATAAAGAACATGAGGATAATGTAATTACATTTAGGTTTTATGAAACTTTAGCATCTAATTGTTTAGCGGCAATACCAATTGAGTATGATCCTAATAAAGATCTTATACAAGATAAAACATTAAAAGATATATTATATGTAGAAAAAAAAGAAGACGTATTAAAGTTATCTAAAATGTATAGTAAAGAATTAATAGAAAAACAACATAAAGAATATTTAAGACATGTGGCAATTTAATACAGTAACGGACGCTTTTGAGTTTTATTATGATAGATTAGATTCACAATTACCAGGTGATAATGGAACAAAAGCTCTATATAATCAAATATTTACTATTGTTGATACTGAAGAGAAAATTGTTAAAACTTCTTATAGGAAATTTAAACAAGATTATGCTGAATTAGAATGGAATTGGTATTTATCTAAAAATAGATCAGCTATGGAAATAGCTAAAGTTGCTAAAATATGGTATAACCATATGGACGAAAGAGGTTATGTTAATAGTAATTATGGTTGGCAATGGTCTAGAAATAATCAATTGCAATATGTTATAAAAGAATTAAAAAAAGATAAATATTCAAGAAAGGCAGTTATAAGTATTTATGATGGTAAAGAGCATTCTGATTATAGTAAAGACACACCTTGTACTTTGTCTATACAATTTTATTATACTCAAGATTCAGAAAAATTACACATGACTGTTGTGATGAGGAGTAATGATTTGTGGTTTGGGTTTTGTAATGATGCATATTGTTTTTTAAAATTACACGAATTAGTAGCTAATAGTTTAAAATCACAGCAAGGTTATTATGTTCATTTTGTGCAAAACTTACATATATACGAAAGACATTATAAAAAAAATATTAAATAATTTTTTTGTTTATAAAATGTTTATTATATTGGTATTATTAAATATAAAACTATGAATGCACATCACGGGATAAGATACGAAACATTTGGTTATTTTTTAGAATATATGGTTAATGGTAAATATATAGGATCTATTAATATAGAAAAACCAGATAGAGAAAAAATAGGTTATTGTGGTAGAAAATACAACGTTGCTATTAATGATATTGTTTTTAGTAATAAAAAGAAAATTAAAAAAGGCACAGAATATTACACACATTTATATCCGCTGTGTGGTAGATCTAATTATAAAGTAGAAAGTAATACGTTAGAAAAAAAATAAAAATATGGAAATATTTAATTTAATAAGAATTTGGGCAAAGAAAAAAGGTATTTTAGAAAAAGGAGATGCTAAAACACAATATGTTAAGTTACAAGAAGAATCTGGTGAATTAGCTAAAGCTTTATTGAATAATAACCAAGAAGAAGTAATAGATTCTATAGGAGATATTGTTGTAGTATTAACTAATTTAGCTGAGTTAAGAAACGTTAAAATAGAAAATTGTATACAATCAGCATATGATGAAATAAAAAATAGGGAAGGTAAAATGATAAATGGAACTTTTATAAAAAATAAATAAAATGAGAATAGTAACCAAAAAATCAACATGGAAGCATATAACATTTATGACACCTAAGATAGCATTTATGGATTGGGCTAAAAATGGATTAGAAATTAGAGTTAATGAAGAGGTTTTTAAATTTAAAACCAAAGACGAATTACATGCTTTGCATATTAGTTTAAATGGTTCTTTTCACGGTGATGATACTTGTTTTATAAGTGTTGACGAATTAAAAAGTATATTTAATAAAAGCAAAAGAAAAGAAAAAATACAATTGTTGAATGGTGAGGTATATGATAAATACAAGTTATTAGAAAAAATGTATGATGACTCTTTTTATTATGGTGAATTAGGTAAATATGCTTTAAGTTCATCTGCAATAAAATCTTTGATAGATTCACCTAAAAGTTATGCAAGATCTTTAAATTTCAAATCAGATAGTAAAGTATTTAAAACTGGTAGACTAATACACTTAGCTGCATTAGAACCAGAAAAATTAGATACATTATGTCATATAGTAGAAGTTCAATCAGCTGTTACAAAAAAATATAAAGACAAGGTAAAAGAAGTAGGTAGTGATCAATTTGTATATACAAGAAGGGATTATGATAAAGCAATGTATACTGTTGACGCTTTATTACAAAATGACGTTTGGCAACAATTAACAAGAGGAGCAAAGTTAGAACAACCCGGTTTTGACATATTACATGGTTATCCTTTTAGAGCAAAAGCTGACGTGTTAGGTAAAGATTATGTTGCTGATTTAAAAACAACATCAGATTTGAAAGCATTTCCATATTCCGCTAAAAAATATGGTTATGATGTTCAAGTATATATTTATTGTAATTTATTCAAAGTTGATTATAGTAACTTTTTCTTTTTTGCAATAGATAAAAGTACTGGTGATTTAGGTCATTATAACGTTAGTGAAGAGTTTTTTGAATCTGGTAGAAAAAAAGTAGAATATGGTTTAAAAGTATTTGAACAATATTTTATAAAAAAAAAATATGAATTAAATGAATATGTAATAAAAGGTACTTTGTGAATGAAAAAGAAATCAAAGAACAATATTATTATATGACAATTCATGATTATAAAACAGGAACAGATTTATTACAATTAGAAAAAATATTAAAATTTTATGAAAAGTTAGAAATGTATTATCAATGTGCTGGTATATATAAAGCAATAGAAGAAATAAAAATAATAGAATTAATTAAATTAACAAAACTAATAAGACAGATAAATGGTAGAACAAATAGTGGAAAAATATAAGAATATAGTAAATAACGAACTCGGTTTAGATATAAATAATTCAACTAGAAAAAGAGAATATTGTGAGGCAAGAGGATTATATTATACATTATTAAGAAACACAACTAATTTAAGTTTACATCATATAGCTAAAACAGTAAATAAAGATCATTCAACTGTAGTTTATTCTTTAAACCAATTTCCTATGTGGATAAAACATAATAAAATGTTAGCTTTTGCTTATGATAATGCTAAACAAAAAATAAATAATATAAAAGAAGTTACTGATGAAGATGATATTATTAAATTAAAACATAAATTAATAAAACTAAATTTTGAAATATTTGAATTAAAAAAACAAATAAACAATAATACAGAAAAAGTAAATTCCAAAAGAAATAAATTAGTTAAATTAATTAACAAAATACCTATCAATAAAGAAGATAAAATAATAGATAGATTAGAAAGATTATTAAAAATGTACTATTAACAAAATAATGTTTTTTTTATTATTATATTGATTAATCAATTTTTTTCAAAGAATGAAAGGTGGTAAAAGAGAAAATTCTGGCAGAAAATCTAAAGCAGAAGAAATACAACTTATAGAAAAATTAGGTCCTTTAGAGGATAAAGCATTTAAAGCTTTAGAAGAAGGATTAAATAAAGGTGATTTTAAGTTTGTACAATTGTTTTATCATTATTATGCAGGAAAACCAAGAGAAACTAAGGATATTACTCTAAATACAGAGCAACCAATATTTGAGCTTTAATGGAATTTGTAGTAACAACTGCAATTAAAAAACTTTATAAATTAAATAAGAGAATAAAGGTTGTTTGTGGAGGAACATCAGCTGGAAAGACATTTGGTATAATTCCAATACTAATAGATAAAGCAATTAAAAATCCTAATTTAGAAATAAGTATTGTTTCAGAAAGTGTACCTCATTTAAGAAGAGGAGCATTAAAAGATTTTTTAAAAATAATGATGATATTAAATAGGTATAGAGATTTTCAATTTAATAAATCAACATTAAAGTATAATTTTAGCAATGGTAGTTATATAGAGTTTTTTAGTACTGATATGCCTGATAAATTACGTGGTGCCAGAAGAACCGATTTATATATAAACGAGTGTAATAATATACCATTTGATGCTTACCAACAATTAATGGTTAGAACAAGTAATGATGTTTGGTTAGATTATAATCCCACTAGTTCATTTTGGGTTGATAGGGAGGTTATTAATAGTAATGATGTAGATTTTATCACATTAACATATAAAGATAACGAGGCGTTACCAGATACAATTGTTAAAGAAATAGAGTCAGCAAAAGAAAAAGCTAAAAAAAGTACTTATTGGAAAAATTGGTGGAAAGTATATGGATTAGGTCAATTAGGTAGTTTAGAAGGTGTTTGTATACCTGATTGGAGAGAAATACAATTACCTAACGACGCTAGAATACTTTGTTATGGTATGGATTTTGGTTATAGTAATGATCCGACATCAGTAGTTGCCATGTATAAATACAATGATAGTTTTATATTTGATGAAATAATATATAAAAAAGGTTTATTAAATAGAGATATAAGTAACTTACTTAAAACTTATGATGTTAATGATATTATTTATGCAGATAGTGCAGAACCTAAATCAATAGCTGAATTAAATCACTACGGACATATAGTATATCCTGTTAAAAAAGGTAGAGATAGTATTAACTATGGTTTAAACCTTATAAATCAAAATAAGATCTTTATAACATCTAGAAGCAAGAACTTAATAAATGAATTAAGAAACTATGTATGGATGAGTGATAAACAAGGTAATGTATTAAATAAACCTATTGATGCATATAACCATTCTATCGATGCTTTACGTTATGCTATAACTTCTCAACTAGAAGATCCAAATAAAGGAGAATACCATATTTGGTGAAAAAAAATTAAAAAATATTTTTTTGTTTATAAAATGTTTATTATATTAGCTATATAATTAAAACAAAACAAAATGAAACTAAGAGAAAAACTAATACAAGAATTAATCAGTAAAAGCTGTTTTACAAAAAAAG